ACTCAAGCTCTTGAGTGGCCAAGATCAGGAGTAAGGAAACCTGACACATACACAAACCTGTATGGCTTGAGCTTTCCAAACAGATTAGTCGCTGACTATTATTTGGACACAGAGATTCCAGATCGTGTAAAACACGCACAAGTAGTTCTGGCTGTTTATCTAAATAACAACAGAGGAGGACTTGATCTTTCTGGCTTAGAAGATTTTGCCGCTGTTAGTATTGGAAATATAAACGTCACTCCCAGATTTTATGGGGCTGTGGGCATTGATCGTATTCCACCGATTGTTGACCACTATTTAATGGGTATTAGAATAGGTGGAAGAGCAAACTTACAAATCAAGAGGTCTTAAATGTACGGCTACGACTATCCATCAGCAATAATTATCACAGATCATACTCAGGCGTTCACTGGTAGATTTGGCAAAGTTGTTGCATTAAAAAATTCAACTGTTGATTTAGTTGCTGAAAACATTACAGAGAACACATCTACAACTATTTCTGGAATACCTTTGCACCATTCAGCAGAGATATGTGGTGTGATAACAAGTGTTCAAGTTGCAAGTGGTGACGCTGTTATTGCTTATCGTTTATGAGTATTGCCAACGCCCTAAAAAAAGCAGCTTCCAAGACAATCAAAGTTCTTGGTGGCGACATTACTTACAGAAGAGTAACGACTGGAATATATAATCCTACTACTGGCTCAATGAGTGAAGTAAAAACAGATGTCAGTATAAAGGGTGTCGTGAGCAACGTATCAAGGTCTGAGGTGACTGACCTAGTTTCTAGTCAGGACAAACGACTTACTATATCAGCTGGAGATATTACTTTCACTCCAACAACATTTGATCGGGTCGTAATAAGCGGAACAGAGTATAAGGTGGTTCAGATCAATACAAATGAGCAAGATAATACAGCTATTAGCTTTGATATTTTCTTGAGGTAGAAATGGCAAGACGAATAAAAGTCACAGAGATAAGAGGTTTTTACGAAGATTTGATTGTTGATGCTGTAGCTGGGACAACGCTTGAGTGGACTAGAAGAGTAAAAAAAGCAACACCAGTAGATACTGGTAGATTGAGAAGTGCATGGCAAACAAACATCAAAAGGTTTGAAGGAAGTGTCACAAATAATGTTGTATATGCAGAACCTGTTTGCTTTGGAATAAATAAACCACCCTCATGGGGCGGTGTTTATAGGACTAGACAAAACACTGTTGAGGGCTTTCCAGCACTTATAGGAAAAGAACTTGAAATCTATATCAACAGACAATTTGGGAGGTTTTGATGGCAGCTACAAATCTAAATACAGTCAGATCGACTATTGAAACAAGAATCAGAAATGAATTTAGAACAGGTCAGCCGATACCAATAGTTTTTAATAATGTTCCTTTTGATGCCTCAACTGTTGACCAATATATTCAATGTATTACTAGCTTTGGATCAAGTGCATACCTTACACAGCAAGCACCTAATTCAAGCACCACCGCCACAAATCTTGTTGTGGGTCTTGTTACTTGTAATATTTACACAAAACAAGGATTAGGAGCAGGGCAAAATTTTATTATTGGAAAAAGAGTTAGGGATTTATTTAATAGGATTACTGTTTCTGATGTGCGATTTGATCCACCAGTAGGGCCAGAGGTTTCTGAAGCAACACCAGAAGGCAAATTTCAGACACAGGTTAGAATAACATTTGAACTCTATGAGGCACTTACACCATGATTGAGATTACTGAAGAAATGCTTGACGCAATAGAGGCTGTCAAAGGTAGAAGAGATCCAAACTATTGGGATCCTCAATGCAGACGATATTTAGAAAAACAAAAAAATTTAAAAAATTTATCAAAAGATGAGCTTGAAAAAAAAGGGAGAGAGCTTGGAGTTGAACTAGATAAAAGAAAGTCAAAAGACAAACTAATAGGAGAAATAGAAAAACTACAGAAAAAAGGTTAATATATTTATAAATATTTCTTTTTATTGTTATGGCTGCTGTAAAAGGTGATGTCGGGCAAGTCAAATTTGATGATGGCGGCTCCTCAGTTAACCCAGTGTTAGGCACTAGATCATGGTCTATGTCTATCACCAAAGATACCCAAGAAACAACTGTTCAAGGCGACACTTTTAAAAAATTTATTGGTGGACTTATTGAAGGAGAGGGAACTGCTGAATTAGTTTATGACGACTCAGCATCTGGTGAAACTGCAACATTTGTTGATGCTTGTTTGACAACAGGTGACGCTGGAACAGCATCTTTTGAGCTTTTTCCTGATAGCTCAAGCGGAACTAAAAAAATCAGCTTCAGTGGTCTTGTAACAAACTTTGAGCAAAGTTCGGCTCTTGGTGATGTCAATACAATTAGCATCACATTCAAGCCATCTGGCACAATTACATCAGCAATCTAAAAGTAAAATTCTTCGCATTTATTTATGGCAACTAAAAGAACCGCAGAGGTATTGCTTGGGGCGTTTCAAGATGAAATGGTCACAAGACGTAAGTTTGACGTAAAAAACTCCAAAGATGAAGTCATCATGACTTTATATTTTAGACCCATTACAAGATATGCAAGGGTCAAAGCACAGCAATTAGCTGGCCCAAACGCTGATGCTTTGGTTGTATCAACTCAACTACTTTGTCAAATGGCAGAGAAAGAAGATGGAAGTTTAGCTTTTGATATGTCAGATGCTCCCATGCTACAAAGACAGCTTCCAGAGAAAGTATTGAATGATCTTGAGCTTTTCTTGAATGACATCAAGCTTGATATAGACACAGCAAAAAAAGAATAAAAGGGGACAACTGGTTTAGATTTGAGTTTTTCCTAGCAACAGAACTTGGTAAGACAGTGCAAGAACTCAGGCTTAACATGACTGAGGCAGAGCTTATATATTGGGCTGGATATTATGAAATAAAACATGACGAAGAAAAGAGGGCGTTGCAACGACAAAAACGCAATTCAAGGTAATATAGAATAAAGGTTTTTTTTATTTGTGGCAGAAGCAGTCGTTAGATTAAAAGTTGATGCGACAAATGCTAATAAAGCTCTTGCTGGCGTTCAACAAAGGACAAATAAATTACAGGGAGCTTTAGGTGGCCTTAGAACAGCTATTGCTGGAATTGGTCTTGGATTATTAGCAAAACAAGCAGTACAAGTATCATCTAATTTTGACAAGTTAAATGTCAGATTAGGCTTATTAACGAAACAAAGTGGAACATTTGCAAAGTCACAGCAAATAGCGGCAGATGCACAGAAAGCATTTGGTTTAAGTGCAACTGAAGCACTTGAAGGAATTACAGATATAACAGCAAGATTAGCTCCTTTAGGTGTTGGGGTTGAAGATATTAAAAGTACATTTTTTGGATTTAATACAGCAGCAAAATTAGCTGGTGCTTCAACTATAGAAGCATCAAACGCATTTAGGCAGTTAGCACAGGCTCTTGGCTCAGGAAGGCTTGCTGGTGATGAATTTAGGAGTATTTCTGAACAAATTCCGACACTGTTGCAGCCTATAGCAGATGAATTAAATGTTCCTATCGGAAAACTTAAAGAATTAGCTGCTGAGGGTAAATTAACCAGTGATGTAGTTTTAAGGGCTTTAAGAACTATAGAAACTGAAGGGGCGGCTTCATTGAAAGAATTAGTTGCAAATGATCCAACACAAATATTTAAAAACTTTAGTAATGCAACAGAAGATTTATCAAGGGTATTTGGTAAGGAATTAAGGCCAGCGGTTGAAGGGGCAACAAAACTTTTGACCAAATTTATAACAAAATTAACAGAATTTCTTGAATCAGATGCTGGCAGAGCAACTTTACTTTTAGCTGCTATTGCTGGTTCAATTAAAGCTATTGCTGTTGCTGCTCCTTTAGCTGGGGCTGCTGTTTCTGCATTTGCGATCAAAGTAGGTGCGTTGAAAATTGCAGTTCTTGGTCTATCTGGTGCTATAGCCGCTAGTGGAATTGGAGCTTTTGCATTAGCTCTTGGATTTGTTACAACACAAATAATAAAAACAAGAAGAGAGCAAAAAGAGTTAAATGATGCGATAGCAGGTGGATCTGGAGAGGAAGTCGAAAAGGCTTTAAAAAAACAGAGAGATATTTTAGAAGAAATTGACAAAAGATTAGAAAATGCCAATGGCAGAACTAAAAAGAATCTTGAGGAAAAGAAAAAAGAAGTTGAACTAGATATTAAAATGCTTGAAGGTAGAAATAAAACTCTTGAATCAGACAAACTAATAAATGAAAAATTAGAGGAAAGAGTGGGCATACAGAAAGAAAGCACAGAAGAAATAAAAAAACAACAAACAGAAACCGACAAACTAAAAGAAAAAATGACAGAAGTAGGTGAAGAGATCGAAAGCAGTATAAAAAATAATCTTAGAGACGCTATAACTGGTGCGAAAACCTTTGGAGAGGCCATGACAGGCGTACTTAACCGCATAAGGGACAAAATCATTGACGCACAACTAGACAAGCTTATAGGTGGCTTTGGAGACGCATTTGGTAAGGGTGCAAGCGGTGGAGAGAAAAAAGGACTTGGAGGATTTCTTGGTGGAATACTTGGAGGCCTTTTCAGAGCAAATGGTGGCCCTGTAAAAGCTGGACAGCCTTACATTGTTGGTGAACGTCAACCTGAGCTATTTGTTCCAAGAACCTCTGGCACTATTATGCCCTCTGTTCCAATGGGAGGAGAATCG